AAAATAAAAAATTTTTCTATCATGGACTCTTGGATTGTTAGACAATTTAAAAATGAATATAATCCAATACATTATCATACAGGACATATATCAGGAGCAGGTTTTTTAAAATTACCAACATCGTTTGGTACACACGTGCAAGGACAGGAGAAGCAAGAAAAAGATTATTTTGGAGGAACATTAAATTTAGTTCATGGTCAAAAGTCATTTTTGTCTGAATCAGTATTTTCAATTCAACCTGAAGTAGGAGATTTTTATTTTTTCCCACACTATTTAATGCACACTGTATATCCATTTAAGAATACCTCTGAAGAAAGAAGATCGATCTCTTTTAATGCTGTTATAGATAAAGAAATTTTTGAAATGCTTTAAAAAGCAAGATAAGTACAATATATGAGTAATAAAAGTTTAGACGGTGTATTAACTAAAAAAGCACACCAACGTGAAAGATTTACAGAGGAGCAGATAGCGGATCTTGCCTCTTGTTCAAATCCTAAAACAGGATTTGAATATTTTGCTGGTAAATTCTTTTATATACAACACCCTGTTGAAGGTAAAATGCTATTCAAAGCATTTGAATATCAAAAAAATTTATTACACAGTTATCATAATCACAGATTTAATGTTAATATGTTACCGAGACAAAGTGGTAAGACAACAACTGCCGCTTGTTATCTTTTATGGTTTGCGATGTTTCATCCAGATCAAACAATACTGATTGCGGCACACAAATACACAGGTGCTCAGGAAATCATGCAACGTATTAGATATGGTTATGAATTATGTCCTGACTTTGTACGAGCAGGTGTTGTAAACTACAACAAAGGATCAATGGAATTTGAAAACGGCTCACGTATTGTCAGTGCAACAACAACTGGAAACACAGGTAGAGGTATGTCAATATCTTTATTATACTGTGATGAGTTTGCGTTTGTTAATCCAGGAATAGCACAAGAATTTTGGACTTCAATTTCACCTACACTTGCAACAGGTGGTAGAGCGATTATTACATCAACACCTAACTCTGATGAAGATGTATTTGCAACAATATGGCGAGAAAGTCAAAACAAATTTGATGAACATGGTAATGAACAAGAATTAGGCATAAATGGATTTCACGGATTTACTGCCGCTTGGGATGAACATCCAGATAGAGATGAGAAATGGAAACAGGAAGAACTTGGTCGTATAGGTGAAGAAAGATTTAGACGTGAGTATGGTTGTGAGTTTTTAGTATTTGACGAAACATTAGTAAACAGCATGGTACTTTCAACTTTAGAAGGTATCGAACCGCAACTTAACATGGGACAAACTAGATGGTATAAAAAAATGGATCCACAAAAAACGTATGTGGTTGCCTTAGACCCTGCTATGGGTACTGGTGGTGACAATGCCGCAATTGAAGTTTTAGAATTGCCTACATTTGAACAAGTTGCTGAATGGAAACATAACACAACACCTGTTCCACAGCAAGTAAGAATACTGAAAGATATTTGTAATCACATAAAAGATGAAACAAAAAGTTCAGGTTCAAACATTTATTGGAGTGTTGAAAACAACACTATCGGCGAGTCAGCACTACTAGTGATAAATGACTTTGGTGAAGACCAAATACCGGGTATGTTTGTGAGCGAACCAATTAGGAAAGGTCACATTAGGAAGTTTAGAAAAGGTTTTAACACCACCCACAAAACAAAAATAAGTGCCTGTTCAAGACTCAAAAATATGATTGAAAAAGGCAAATTGAAAATATACAGCAAACCACTCATAAGTGAATTGAAAGCATTTGTGGCATCAGGGTCATCATATAAAGCCAAGTCTGGAGAACATGACGATCTAGTGAGTGCTATGCTGTTGGCAATGCGTATTATTGCTGTATTAAAGGATTGGGATCCTAAAGTATACACATCATTCAGTCAAGCAGACGAAGACACCGCTGACAAGGTAATGCCAATGCCTATCTTTGTGAGCCACTAACAGATAAATACCTTATATGAACCTTAGTATTATAGCAAAAGACCTTTTCAACAAGATCAGAGGACAATTTCCTTCGGTACAGTTGGGTGATTCTCAGGGCACAATTACTAAAAAACCCGAAGAAGCAAGGTTTTTTGACTTCGATTTTAACAGTGGTGGAAACACGCTTGGAAAGGTAAGTATTAGTATAAGTGAAGAAGAAGGTCTTGTAGTATTGCATAACAAAGACTTCACAGAAGGCACAGACGAGGCAGTAAAAAATGATTGGTATGGTTTTTTAAAAGAAATGGGCCAATTTGCAAAAGCAAGAGTGCTTGGGTTTGATACCAGAGATATTACAAAAAGCAATCTTGAAAAAAGAGATTACGAATTTTTAGGAAAAGAGAAAGAGGTAGAACAAGTGAGTGAATCAAATTTATACGGAACAACAAAAACAAGTTTCCAATCAGTAGGTGAAGCACGTTTAGTGATTAAGCATTCAGCACCAGTAGACCAAACAGTTGCAGGTGGCAGATCTCACAAAATAGAATCTATCTTTATTGAATCAAGTGCAGGCGAAAGATTCAAATATCCAATCAAACATTTAAATGGTGCAAGAGCGATGGCACGTCACGTGTCGGAAGGTGGAAATCCATTCGATTCATTTGGTAAACACATAGTTGGTTTATCAGAAGAATTAAGCAAATTAAGATCATTTAAAACTTACATGAACAGATCCAATGTAATGGCAGAAGGTTTAAAAGAATATCAATCAATTGTGGATGAAAGAATTGAAACAATCAAAACTGAATGTCAAAAATTACAAAGAGCAACTGCTTACAAAGAAACATTTGAAAATTTCCAAGAGTCAACATTAGAAGAAGTTCCAGAAGATATCAAAAAGAATTGGATAGACGAATTAACAATCAAAACATTCAAAGAAGAATTACAAGATGTATTTCCATATATCTACAAATTAATTTCAGAAAAAACTGCTGTACAATCACTAGACCCAGAATCTTTTGAAGCACATGGTTATCAAGGTGGAACTGAACCTAGAAAATATGAATATGATTTAGCAGGAGACTATGAACCTGAAAAAGCAGTAACAGATAAAGATGCAATGGATGTAAAAGAACTATTGAACAAAGCAGGCATAGAAGCAGATGTGCAACCAAACGAAATGCGTTATCAAGGAATTGTAATTCACACAGATGCTCCAAGAGATGCAGTAGAAAAAGTTTTAGGTGGCATGATAGAAACTTTAAACACATCAGATTCATTTAATGAATTCGAAGATGCAATGGAATCTATTATTTCAGATGACAATGAATTATTTTCAAATGATCCAGAAGAAAAAGATCAAGCAATCAAAAGATTAAATGCATTAATGGCAAAACATTTTCCTGTAGGTGTTAACGGCACAAACGGTATTGAAAGTCTAGCAGGTATTATAGATGATGAAGAATTCAATAATTCTATCAGAAATGCAAGTAAAGAAAACAGCGATGCTTGTTTACGTCCAATGATTATGGATTATGTGATGAAAAGAGATCCTCAAGTGGCAACAAAATTAGACACAGGTGACATGGACAATGAGCCTAAAGAAGAAGAGGACGTTGCAGAAGGTCATTATCCACATATCAAAAGTTTTGATAAACTTTATGGCATAAAGGATATACAACAATACAAAGCCATGGCGGATGATGCACAATCAATGGACATGGAAGAATTCAAGGACACATACAACAGTACGATTGATATGGCTGGAGATTTTTATCAAGATCATCAAAAAAATGAAGCAATAACATTTGAAGACATCAAACCTTATGTGTCAATGTACAAAGGTGACGATGGTAAGACTGTGTTTGATGTGCTTAACAAAAATGGTGATTCAGTGAAAAAATTTGGTGATGCAAAAACGGCAATGGAATACTTGCACAAAAATTTTGATGAATTAAGATACGGTTCAAAAGAAAAAGAAGCAATGGTAGATCCAGAAGGCAATCCACAGTATGGTGATGAATCAAAAGAGATAGCACTTGACCAATGGAATAATATGTCTAAAGAAGAAAAAGAACAATATGGAAGTTTTAGTGCATATCTAAAATCAGATGACTTCCAAGTACATCTTGATCATTTAAGAAGCAAATTTGAAAAAGACGAAGAAACAAAACCAGAAATGCCAAATGCATCTGAAGAAGATGTACAAGAATTTGTAAAAAGTTTTTATGACTACACAAACAACCAATTTCCAAAAGGTGAAACAGCAGTTATAACAGCAGTAGAAAAGAAATTTGGTGACTCTCAAATCAAAACAGCACAGGAAGCCATTGCTAGATTAATGTCTGACAAAGATCCTAAAATGAGCAGAATTAAAAAATTGGCAGGCGTCCAGTAATAAACTTTACCATTTCCGATTGACTAAATAGTAATATTAGTATATATTTGACAATATGTTTGTCTTGTGCTATACTAATATAAACAGGCACATAATAATAACAGGCAATATAGGAGGCTAAACATTATGGCAACATTAGCAGAAATAAGAGCAAAACTGAAAGAACAAGAAACAAAGTCAGGTGGCTCTTCAAGAACCGGCGGAGACAACGCCATTTACCCATTTTGGAATCTAAAAGAAGGAGAACAGGCAACTGTTCGTTTCTTGCCAGATGGCGATAAAGAAAACACTTTTTTCTGGAAAGAGAGATTGATGATCAAACTTCCTTTCGCAGGAGTAAAAGGTGATACTGATTCAAGACCAACGACAGTACAAGTACCATGTATGGAAATGTATGGTGAAACTTGTCCAATACTTTCTGAAGTAAGAGGTTGGTTCAAGGATCCTAAATTAGAGGACATGGGAAGAAAATATTGGAAGAAAAGAAGTTATATCTTCCAAGGTTTTGTGAAAGATGATCCACTAAACGAAGAAAACACTCCAGAGAATCCAGTAAGAAGATTCATAATTGGTCCACAAATATTCCAAATAATTAAAGGAGCATTAATGGATCCAGATATGGAAGATCTTCCAACAGACTCAACAAACGGTGTTGACTTCAGGATAATCAAAACATCAAAAGGTGGTTATGCTGATTATTCAACATCAACATGGTCAAGAAAATCAAGACCTTTAACTGAAGAAGAAAATAAAGCGATTGAATCCAATGGTCTATTCGACTTAAATGGTTTCCTTCCTAAAAAACCTTCTGAAGTAGATGTTAAGGTAATGAAAGAGATGTTTGAGGCATCAGTTGACGGTGAAGCATATGATCAAGAAAAGTTTGGTTCATATTTTAGACCGGCAGGTGCTAGTTCAAGAACAGGAGATCCAGTTACTCCAAAAGCAGAAACACCTGCTCCGGCAGTAAAAGCGGAACCAGTTGCTGAAACTAAAACTCAAGAAGCACCAAAGCCTGCTACAGATGATAATAAATCAGGTAGTAAAGCAGAGGACATCTTGGCAATGATAAGAGCAAGACAACAAAAATAAAGAAGTATACTGTGGGGAGGCAACTCCCCACAGAACTTAAAGGGAAAATATTATGGTAAAGGCATTTGACGTAAGCAAATTTAGAAAAAGTTTAACAAAATCAATTACTGGTATGAGTTCAGGATTTCATGATCCAACAGATTGGATTTCAACAGGGAATTATGCACTTAACTATCTAGTAAGTGGAGATTTTAACAAAGGAATACCACTAGGCAAAGTGACTGTGTTTGCAGGTGAGTCTGGTTCTGGTAAATCTTATATTTGTGCAGGTAATATTGTAAAAGCGGCACAGGATCAAGGTATATTTGTTGTTCTAATAGATTCTGAAAACGCATTAGATGAGGGTTGGTTACACGCATTAGGCGTAGACACAGATGAAAAAAAATTATTAAAACTTAATATGTCAATGATTGATGACGTTGCAAAAACTGTTTCAACATTTATGACAGATTATAGAGCAATGAGCGAAGAAGATAGACCAAAAGTATTATTTGTAATTGACTCGTTAGGTATGTTGTTGACTCCAACAGACGTTGATCAGTTTGGAAAAGGTGATATGAAAGGTGACATGGGTAGAAAACCTAAGGCTCTTACAGCACTTGTTAGAAACTGTGTGAATATGTTTGGCAGTCACAATGTAGGACTTGTTGCAACAAACCATACATATGCATCACAAGATATGTTTGATCCAGATGACAAAATATCAGGCGGGCAAGGATTTATCTATGCAAGTTCAATTGTGGTTGCAATGCGTAAATTAAAATTAAAAGAAGATGAAGATGGTAACAAAACAACTGATGTAAAAGGTATAAGAGCGGCTTGTAAAGTTATGAAGACGAGATTTAACAAACCGTTTGAAGGTGTACAAGTAAAGATTCCATATGAAACTGGAATGAATCCTTACTCAGGACTTGTAGACTTGTTTGAGAAAAAAGGCATCTTAAGTAAAGACGGCAACAGACTTAAATATGTTGATTCCAAAAAAACTGAATATAAAGAATATAGAAGAGTTTGGGAACAAGGTGGTGAATTGTTAGACAATATAATGAAAGACTTTAGCAATTTGGAACCTGTAGAAGACAAAGAAACTGTAAAAGAAGAGGGATAAGATGCTATCTGGAAGTCAAGTTGTTGAACTATGGACATTTTTTAAAGAGTACATAGATAGAAAACAGCCAATGGATGTTATTGCAGAAAAATTTGTAGACTTATTAGTGGATCACGGAGCAGAAGATGATGATTTAAAAGATGCTCTTGGCGCCGATGATGATTTAGACAAAGCAATTACATACTGTTTAGAAATTGGCGAATCGGAAGAAGAGGACTATTAATGTCAGGATGGTATCAAAAAATAGCCAAAGACATCAGTGCTATTCCTGATGCAATCAAACATTATGAAGACGAGTTACAACAAGCACGTTACGAAATAAAAATAAAAGGCAATGTTGAGAAAGCATCAGCAGATATGCCTGGTATCGTAGAACAAAGATTCAATCAACTGCAAGAAATTGAAGCAATATTGCAGTACATGAACATAGAATTACGCAGATTACGTTCAAAGCATTTCAAAAAATATTTAGAAAATTATCAAAGAGCACTATCCAGCAGAGACGTTGAAAAATACGTTGACGGAGAAGATGATGTTGTTGATTATGAAAAAATAATCAACGAATTTGCATTGTTAAGAAATAAATGGCTAGGAATTACAAAAGGACTAGACCAAAAACAATGGCAAATCACAAACATTGTTAAACTGAGAGTTGCTGG